TCTAATAATTGTTTTTTACCATTAATATTGATTTTCCATTGATGTAGCTCATCGGAAATTATAGCTTCGCCTGAATTAAAATAAATTTTATAACAATTAGTATTATAAAATACCTCACTTTTTTTAATTACTTTTACTGGATTACCATCAGGATTATATACATAATCTCCAACTACAATATCTCCCATAGTTTTCCAACCATCAATAGTTGGAATAGGTGTATTTAAATCTAATGGCTGTCTCGGCAGTTTACATATATTAAATCTATGTTTATGAAATTTTTTAATTAAAGTTTCTTGAAATTTATACATTTTAAATGGAACTACACCATCATCGACACTGATGATTTTTATGTAATTTTTTGCAAAATAAACTGGATCTTTACTACATTTTATCCACTCGTTAATTTGATCTTCGGTAAACTCAATGTCTGTATGAGCCTTTTTAAGTTGAGGATTACCAGAATAATTTTCAGAACTCATTTTTTAAGAACTACTCCCATATCAGTGAATGTTTCCAAAGTGCTAAGATATAATTTAACACAGTATTTTGCTTTTTCTCTAATTTCCTCTAAATTTTCACAATTGTCTAATTCTCTAGATAATCTTTCATATTCAAAAATCTTATTCAAATTTTTCAATTCAATTTCATTGGGGTTCATTTAGTGTCTCCTGCAAATAAATATGGTTTCGTTGGATCTATTCTTGAAGGTTTATATGAAAGTACTATAGCATCTGGATAAATTTTATTAACTTCAAAGTTTACTTCTTCTTTTGTTGGCCTTTTCATATTAGGAAAAAACATTTGAATGTATCTTGGACTTCCTTTCCAACTTGCTAAAATTGTATAAGTATTACCTGTCCTTTGTATTTTAGTATATTCTTCTTTTAATTTATTGCTTTTTTTCCCCCAATTAGCTGCACCCACTTTTCTACATCTAGTAAGAGTAGCCGAGCCGTAGGCAGAAGGCCAGACATCAAATCTAGATTTAACTTTATAATAGCAAGCATCCTTGGTTCCACTGCCTTTTCCTGGAATATCTTTTGTGGCTTCTAATAGCTTAAAGAATTCTTTAAGGTTGGGTTCAGCCCTCACATAGTACTTATTCTTTCTGCCCCTTGCAAAGGTCTTAACATTTTTTGGTTTAGCTCCTCCACTCTTTTGTTGCTGTCTAGGGTCTTCTTCTCTCTTACGACGAATTGCTGCACGAATTAATGCTTTTCCTTTTTTACCTTTCTTTTTAAGTGCTCTTAATCTTCCACTACTAAAGCATTTTGGAGTTTTAGTTTCTCCAGGTTCATTCGCACAAGGCGAACCGTCTGCTTGAACCCAACCCTTCACTCTTCTACCAGTCTTTGTTTTTCCACTAGAACCTAGAAACCAATGGTGCAATGTTCCTTCACTTACACTATGCTTTTTTGCCGAAGACTCCATTTTTTTCAATTTAGTATAATAATCTGGAATTTCATTTAAATGTTGAAGAGCAATATCTGTAGCTAAATCTCTATCTCTAGTATGTTCGTGCTCTACTTTAATTCCCATTTTAAGTTGCTTCATAATTGAACTTAAAGGAACTCCGTGCTTCATTGCAATTTGTTCGGGAGATTTATGTCCTTTAATTTCTTCAAAAATTAAAAGAAGTTCTGAAAAAGTTTTCATTTTTTTTAGTTATTTATTCTTTGCACTGTCTTTTAAAAATTGTTGAAGCGCAGCAGTAGACCCCACAAAGACTGCATTGGTAGTTTGATTTGTAACAGTAGATTTTTTACTTTCCTCTTGTTCTTTTAATTTCTTCATTTTTTGTTGGCGATCTAGATATCCATCATCAATTTCTTTTGCAATTTTTATAAGTTGGCCTACGACTTCAAAATCTCTTGCTTTTTGAGTATTTTTTGCAATTTCAAACATTTCATAAATTACATCATTGATAGTTGAAGTTAATTCATAATTATTTGTGCGAGAGTAATCATAATCAAGATCTACTTCTTCCTTTTGATTAGTTTTCTTTATACTTTTACTATTTTTTATAATCTTACTAGAAATTTCTCGCACCTCTTCAGCTTGAACCTCAATTACTGGAGATTCAATATTTAAGGCCTCATCTATTTTTTCAAATTTCTTAGTCATACATCTTCTCCCTTTCTAGGGCTATAAATTTTACCATCACCAAAATTAAAATGTTCCTCATTGAAGTCAAATTCATCACCAAAAGGAATAAGCTCATCATCGGATGAATTAATTACATTGATAATATCTCCTTCTTGATGTTCTGAAGGTGTAGTATTATCCTTACCTCTCACTACAGTTAAAGTATCATTATCAATATTTCTAATATACATATTTTCTTCATTAATCTGTATATAGCTATTTACAACCAATGAAGTTGCATCTGATACATTAAATTGTGTAATATTTGTAGGAATATTTTGAGTTAATGTAGTTGCTTCATCTTGATTATAATCTTTAATCGCTCGTGGGGTCGCAATATAACGAAGTTCTCTAGTTGCATTTACTTTATCTGTCGTAGTGTAATAGTCAACTTGAACTTTTTTAATAAGTTTTTGATTTTCATCATAAGGAATTGGACCATAGAAGAATATTTTTGCACTGAAAGTTAAAGTGCATTCTATAAATCTTCTGGTATCAAAGTTTCCTTCATAATCATCTTTAAATGGTGATACATTTTGAAGAGTAATTGGAACATCTTTAGTATCGCCTAAAGTTGAAACTAAATTAACTGAAAGATTGAATTCGGGACGAAATCTTGGTAGTATTTGCTCTACGATTTGAAACATATCATCATTATTCTTTGCCGCAATAGTTAATTGAAATGGTAAAATATAAGGAACGGGCATAAAAACATTTATTGGCTTCTTTTCTGGACCATATGCCGTTTTAAATGTTTGAACTGTAGAGGACTTACGAGATGCATCGTAGGATAGTTGTCCTATTTCAAAGGACATTCTAGGTAAAGTAATAGCAACACGATTTCTTAAATCAGGCTTCTGTTCTATTCTTGCTAAAAACTTTTGAATTGGTCCATATCCTAATGGAACTTTAATATAACTAAAATCCTCACCTTCACCATCTTGATGGCGAATATAAATATCGTTGAAAAGAGTTCCAAATGCAGCAGATGTCCTCCGTATAATTTCGTGATAGGAATATGTGCTAGACATAATTTATTAAATATTCTCTTATTTATTTAGAATTCTCCGAATGGATTTTTCTCCGAGAAGTCTAGAATATTATCAGCTTCAATTTCAATTTCTTTATTTGATGCAAATGCATCATATAAATCATCTTTTTCTACTGAATAAATCTTATAACTTGCGCCTGCGCCAACAATTGTTTCTCCTTGTGAAAAACTACCATCAATAATTGCAACTTTGAGAATTCTTGAAGTATAATCCCAATTTTTAACATATGCTCTAGTATTAGTAGTATCTCCAACTACTACTTCATTGAATGCATATGTTCCAGTTGTAATTCCAATAGATTCTCCGATTTGAATTGATGGTGCTACTGTATAACCTGCACCAGCATTTGTATAACGAATTTGAACTATACTTCCAGAGGTATTAATAATAGAAATAGCCTCGGCATTTGCACCAGATGGTGACGTAGATATTGAAACTTGAGGTGCAGAGGAATAATTTGATCCAGAATCAAGAATTGTAATAGGAGATAATACTCCAGTACCAATTACACAAGTTCCTATAAATCCACTACCAGAATTTGATAATATTTTAACTTTAGGTTGAACCTCATATCCAAATCCAGGATCTGTGATTAAGATTTTATCAATTGTGCTTGCATTTCCTAATGTTTTTAAAGTTGCTACTGCTTCTGCAGTTCTACCACCAGATGGTGCGTTTTCAATTTCAACTGTAGGTATTGATTTATATCCATAACCTCCATTTATTATATCAACATAATAAACTGATTTTTGAGATGTAGATGAGGCTAGTCCAACAGATATTTCCGCATTTGTAGCATCAGATGAAATCATTGTTAATGTTTGAGTGTATCCAAAATCTTTCACAGAGTTATCAACAAGTTCAATCCCAGTATCAATAATTTCATCCTCATATTCAAATAGTTCACATTTTAGTTGATATGAATATAAATTATTTAATTGATAGAATGGCTTTTTAACATCTACATATTTGATTTCAAATAATCCATTATCAATTGGTAAATAAATTAAATCACCTTCTTGAGGTCTAGATGTTAATTTGATGTCAGAATGATTAGATATAAACGGAATAATAAGTTGTTCGTATCTCTCCTTTGAGATTACAAACGTAATTTCATCGGTACTTCTTACTCCAAATTTACTTAATATATCTCCTTGTCCCCCAAATCCATCATAGGTTAATACATAAGCTTCAATTGAAAAGCCTATATCAAATTTGGAGACTAATAATTCTTTAATAATAGTTTTTTCATTTATAAACTTTCTAGGCAGATATACTACATCTTGCCCACCCATTTTGATTAGTTCATTTACTAAATCTTGAACTAATCCCTGTTCTGTTTTTGTACCATTTAAAAAATAAGGATTTAACGCCATTAGCTCACCCAATTAATCCTAGAGGTGGTAGTTCATATTCATCTCTCAACTGCTTCTCAATGGCTTCTAGCTCCCTCTCTGCATCAGAATAGAGCTTCTCTCCATTCATTGTAACTCCACCTAGTAATTGAACGTTATTAAACTTACTCAAATTTTGTGCCCATTGTTTTTTAATAGTAGCAGTTAAATACTTCTTCAACCAATAATCATTATATATTTTAGGAAATTCAGAAGGACTTACAATTCTATAGCAATCAATAATAATGTAATGATTTGCAGTAACATTCGCCCAATCAATATCAAGATATAATCGGTGATTTTTCTTATTAAATCTTAATTGAACGTCTGGTGTAATTATACGACTTATATCTTCTAGATAAGTTTTAGTCATTGCATAATTTAATAAATCTAGACCTCCCATAGTATATAAATCATTCAAGAAAATTTGATATTTTATACTAAACATTCCACTTGAAATGTGAGTTGAATCTGATTTAAATACACTGTTTATACTTACAATTGTATCAGGGAGTGGAATGAAGTTTTGAGCCTCTTCAATAATTGCGGTAGTAATTCCAGTTGTAGAGTAAGCATTTTCATAAACTGGATCCTTTTTAATTAGATTAATTTCTTCTTTTAATAATTTATGCTTTAAAAATACTCTTTGTATTCCATCAAAATGCCTCTCTTGAAAATATTGAAGAGCATCATCTAATCTATCATTAAGCTGTTCTTCATCTACATTAATTTCTGAAATTGGAGCACCCAAAGACCTTAAACAATATTCAAGTAATTCGTCTCTAGAATTTGGTTGAGCCATTTTAGTAAATTACCTTTATTTTATTTATTTTCTAGAACTTTTTTTAATATTAGTTTTATCTCAATAATTTCATTTTCTAGTTCTATTAATTTTTTTGCATCTTCAATTAATTTATCTCTAGATTTTATATACTCTGTATAAATGCTATCATTATTGTTAATGATAGCATTGGTTTGCTCGTCTCTATATAATCCAATGTGTCCTTTTACTGGTATCATAATGTTGAAATCACTCGCAAATCTTTAATTTTTGGAACATTTGCTTGGTCGGTTCCAGCCATTATAATTTTTATTTGGAATCCAGTGAATGTTATACCGCTTCTCATATTGTATGCATATGATTTATATTCGGATGAATTTCCAGAAGGGGTAACTAAAGTATCTGGGAGACCATTACATAGACTCATATCAATCGTATTACCTCTAGAATCAATGTTTCCATATCCAGGGAAAAGCTGATAAAGTTGATATTCATCTGGAGTATCATTTCTAAAGATGCGATATGCAACACGAATATCATTACTTTGATGACGATATGCATCAAATAAGACTTTCAAACTATCTGCTGGTTTTTCGAGTTTTACTGCTTGAGAAACATAAATTGCAGAAGTTGGATCTTCAATTAATTTATTGACTCTAGAATCAGTTATATAATTAGTTATGGGCGAATCAATTCTATTCATTATAGTAATCATTCCAATTCTTTCTAAATCAATCATTGGAGATACTTTAGAATCAGTTGTATCTAATTGTATTTTTAATGAAAGTGATTTATTGTTAGGAGCACTTAAATACTCAAGTTCATTAATACGAGAAAAAATTGCTCTCATTGTATTAAAATCGTTATCAGAGTTTAAAGATAAATCCTCATACCCGTTATCTATAAATGCTATTTCATTTCCATTTACGCTAGACGCAGAAACAGTTCTTATTTTAGATGAAATTTCAGTACTAACTGGAGTAAGTATACTACTTACTGGATGTAAAATATCATAGGAGATATTTTGGGTTGCTCTTGGAACAACTTTTCCAGTTAAACTGTAAGTATCATATAGGTATGAACCACCTGTTTTAAATTGTTTAAAGTATTTGTTTCCACTATCTTCAATTTTAATGTGATAGTTATCTAGTTCTATTGGATATTTTGAACTATCCACATCAGACATACTATGCTGTTTATTAATTTTTCTCAATGAAATTCCATTGAATTCATATTTAAACACAAGATCATTAGTGAAGTGTGAAGTTGGAACTGTACTATCAACTCCACGACTAAATGTAGGTACAGTATTAATTGTAATAGTAGAAGTGGAAGTGTTTACTCCACTGTAACCAATAATCTCATTATTAATAACTAGATATCCTGTATCTGCTATTCCTACTACCTTACCTTCAAATGTAACAAAAGTACTTGTATCGCCTACAATAATTTCAGTTGAAGATGATGTTATATCAGAAACTAATTTAGATGGAGGAATATCAGACTCAATTCCAGATAGAGCTATTAAATTATTTTGGGAATACATTCCGTGATTATTATGATTTACTTTAAAATGTAATCCGTCAGTAAGTTCTGAAACTTGAGTGGGGTATGTACCAGTGAGTGTAGTTCCGTTTATAATTAGATTTCCACTGGAAATAGTTAAGCTCCCTTGAACTTCATCAATTATTATGGAATTTGCGGAAGTTAAAATTCCAACAGTATTGGGTATAGTAAGAACTAAGTCCTTTCCTAAATTTCCAGAATCTTTATAATCAATAGTTAGTACGTCTCCAATTGAATATCCAGACCCACCATCAGTAATTGTTGCATAACCTACAACTCCTGTACTAATCCCAAGGGTTATCTTACCTCCAGAACCAGTACCTGTAAGGCTAATCAAATCAACATTAGTATATGATACAGCTCCAACAGTAAATGCAGTTCCAGGATTTACTATAGATAAATTTGCGGTTGGAGTTATAGTACCCACTACGCTCTTTACTTTTGATGTAAATGTAGAATTTGAGGTTTGAGTTAATGTATATTGAGACTGAATTAAATTTACATCAGACGAGGATAAATTTTTACTTAAGTTAACTAATAGTGAACGACTATATGAAGTTATTGGGTTTGGCCTTAAAGATGCAATTTGTCTATTACCTACACCTAAAATTGGATTATAGAATGTAGCAGTTCCACTGGTAGATGTAAAATCTGCACGATATAAATTAAACTTTAAATCTTCATATTGACTTGCATCCCACGTTGATGCATTTTGTGATTTAAATAATGATCCAAGAGTTGGTTGTTGTGATACTAATACACGATTACCTTCTTGTTGATTTAAAGATGTAACATCTTCTTCGCCCATTCTAGAAATCCAAACAGTATAACTATCAGATGCAGAAATAAGAACTATGCAATATGAATTACCACCTTCTAGGTAAATTGGAGAGGGGAATGTAAATGTAGTTGGAACTAATGAAGTATCTGATATTTTAATATCCTTTGATTCTAATATTACTTCCCCAAAAGGTAGTATTTTTTGAGTAGGAAATCCATTCTGCATAGTTCTCACTTGCATTGTAACTGGAATATCATTTTTATCTTTTGTTTTAAAGAATACATCACATTTAGTAATATAAACACCAGTTCTATCAGTAACTTCAAATGATTGTGCTAAAGGGTCAACAAATCTAGTATTAGTTTCAGTTCTATCTATTGTAGATGTTGAGGTATCAATAGTATTTGATGTAAGTGTTCTAGTAATTGAATCTGATAAAGGAATTCTTTCAATACTTGCATTGCGAATACGAAGAGTATGTTCCTCTATGTTCTCAATTAATCCACTTGAAGTAAAAATAGCTTCTGCATTACTATCTGTGGTTCCAGGTATAGATGAATTTATAGAACTAGTAGTTAATGTAAATGTTTTAGTTCCAGTTGTAAATTTAGGATTTGTTGGAATTGAAGGATCTGGAATAAATAGCGAACCTATAAAGGTGCCAGCACTATCACTAATTATTCTGATATTTTTTATTCTTGCAATTGATCCACTTGTTTTACCAACCAAACGCATTCCTGATGAAATATATCCATAATAGTCAGATTCACTCTGTAAATCTAATGAATTTGTATCAACATTTAATATTGTAGATGTAGATGAATAATTTGAAGGTATTGTAGAGTTTATATCATATGGATTTTTAGAATAAACTTCAGATGGAGAATTATAGTCACCATACTTATGATTTTGTGTTGCAAGTCTGAATACTATTGAAATTTTCCCAAGATTTCCTTCTATTACTTCTCCAGCACTAAAAGTACCAGTTAACATTTCAATTTCAATTAATTTAGGTACTACATACCCCGTAACATCTACATTATCAAAGAAACCATAAAAACGTGTGTTGGGTTTTAATCTTTTAGATAGGATTCCAATATTTCTGGATCTAATTGTAGTAATTGTATCTCTAGATAATATACGATTACCAACTGTTTTAGTATCAAATCTTTCTATGACTTTATTTTGAATACCTTGACGAGACTGATTTATATTTACAGTTGTAGTTACTGGAGTAAAATTTGTAAATGTATCTCTAATTGTTGTATTTGTAGTTACTCTTTCTCTTATATTATGTCCGCGAGTACGTTCACTTCTTCTAGTATCATTACTATTAATCGCTGAACTATTAGATAACTCACTAGATGTTGAACCTCTAGTAATTACTGGAGTTCCAGTCCAATTAGTAGTCCAAGAACCCCATTCCGCAGGAGAAAGTCCAGTATTACTATCAGCATTTAAGTTATTAAGAGTATTTAAATAATTACCCTCAACTGTATCTTCTTGTTTAGATATAATTTTAGGCTCAATCCAAGTATCCGTTGAAGGTTTTAATTGAATATTTCCTATCCAATTGATAACGTTAAATGGATTTATATTTTCAACCCTGGTTGCAAATTTATTTTGAGTATAAACTATATCATCATAATTTAGGCAAATTACATCACCTATCTTCTTTACATTTACATTTTCTGTTGAATCTACCTCTAAATCAATGTAACTAGTATATGATTGTGGTCTTAATATATTACTATTTGCATCTACACTTGCCCTATATACTTGATTTGTAATATCTCCACCACTATATGAACTAAAATTATCAACAAAGAAACCAGATTTAAATCTATTTAAATTAGTACTTGGATCAGTAATAGTTAGATTTTGAGTATCGGACTCTAATAAAGATAATGCAGTGTAATATTCAACATTAGATATACGATCATCTAATCTAGAGATATCTTTCATTGTATATCTTTTATGGGTGTTAGTTGTTACTTTAATATCATTAACGTTATAAACATATGGAGGCAAATATAAAGTTGCAACTTCTAAAGAATAATCTAAAGTTTCTGGTAATTTAGGTGATAATGATGGTATTCCCTTTAGTAAATTAAACGTTCCATATTTAGATAAGAATAGCTTATCAATTCTAGGCAAATAATAATTGTATGATAATACAATTGAACTATCTTTTGCTACAATATCTTTAGATGAGCCATTATTAGATTTAAATAATCTAGACCTAAATTCAAATGGAGATATATCAGATGAGGTATTATAATTTGAAACTCTAGGTCTAAAATCTAATACATCACTACATCCAATACCATCAACTAAAGGAATTTCATCGTATCTATTTAAATCATAAGAATTTACAGCAACAAAAGTTCCATCATCATTACTTTCAATTGAGTAATAGTTATAAACAATTGTAATTTTTCGTTTTGGTGCTTCTGCGGAAGGTTTACGAATAATACGAGAAAAATCAAGATATGAAGACCTACTACCACTATCAAATAGATATGAATTTAGAATATTTTTATCTCCAATAGTAATACCACCAATTATTGCAGTAATCCCACTTTCTTTGAATGTAACAGTTTCTCCAACTTTAAATTGTGAATCATTTAAATAACCAAAATAAACTTTAGATGAATTATCTGTATCAATTAAAGTAGCTACAGCTTTAGTTTCTGAACCAATAATTTTTTCACCTTTAATTAAATTAGTAATACTTGCAGATAATGAACTTACCGTAAATGAGGGTAATGTTGGATTACTATTATTAGATGACTCATATACGCCAATAATTGAAGATGCATCTGGAATATTTAATGATATAGCAGAATCTTCAATTCTACACCCATAAACATCACTATATGTTAAACCAGAACTTATAGTATTAATTCCAGCATTTGTTTTATCAATGGTGATTTGAGCGCACCTATTAAAAGTCTTTTTCCTAGTTTTACACTTTATTTTCTCATAGGTTACAGTTAAATATGCGTCTTGGGGTGAAGATATATTTAAATTTCTTAATGTTATTCTACCTTGAGCTGAATTATTTGAAGAGTCTTTATTTGGAATTAATTTTTGAGAATCTAATGCTTCAATTGTACCATCAGCGTAAGTTAAAGTATAAGCTTCTTCATCAAAAGGAACTAAAATTGAATCGGTCACTCCTTCAAAAACAGAAACTTCAAATACTGTAGAATTATTAATTGTAAATACATCTAAAGTTTTTCTCAATGTTATATTAGATGAAGTTAAATCAACTGTTGATACATAATTATGATTTAAGCTAGAATATAATGAATTATTAACATCTTTAACATCAACTGTGACTTTTCTTAAATCACTAGAACTTATAGTTGTCGTTGGTAAATTTCCATTATTTACTCTAGATACACTAGTGATTGAGCTAATTGTAGCTACTGATAGAGATGAATCTACACTTTTAATTATATTATATGTGGGCAAAATCTCTCCAGATTTAGTGTAAGATATAATATCTCCAACTTTTATATTAGTGTAAAAATTACTATTAGATGAAGTAATCGTACTAATTCCCAAATCTCCCGCAGTAATAGTATAAGGGGATTGATTATCTGATAAATTTAACTTTCTTCCAAGTACTAAATCTGCAGTAAAAGTTGTTGGAGATTCATTATAAGACGTAATTTGATATACATCATTAATTCCATAATCTATAACAGATTTAATAATCCTATTATTTTCAATACCATTTATAATTAATGATTCATTTTTAATAAAATTACCTGAAACTTGATATAAGTCAAATTGTGTAGCTGTACTACCAATTCCAGATACTAGAAATCCACTCGCACCACTATTTCCGCCTTCAATAAATGAAGATCTTAATAGACTTTTATCTAATCCACTACTTATTTCTAATGTAGTATAAGTTTGAATATCATATAATGACGCCTCAAAAATAGACGATTCATCCTGGTATGCTGCGGCTTTTAATTTTAAATCATAAAGTTTAGCTGTACCTATTTGAATACCAGAAGATATTCCCGCAACTGCAGTTCTACCTCTGTATAAGTTTACATATGAATCTGTTCCATATCCAACTGAAATAGTACCATAAACATTATTCAATTCAATTTGAGTTCCAAAATTAAATTGAGCTGCCTCATTAACTACTACATCAGTAGTTCTAGTTTTATCTAAATCAATTATAGTATTTGAGATTGATTCTACCTCATAGCCTCTTACATAAGCCTTACCTGGGCTTATTGAAATACAAGCTAATTCATTGGAAGGTGTAGCACCTTGCTTTGTATTTTGTCCTTCATTATAAACTCCATTATTTCCAAGATAATTATTTAAAGATTCTTTAATCTGAATATCAAATGGTTTAATGTAATAATCTCCGCTTTCATCATAAGTTCTTCTAGCTAACTCATCTGCAAATACATTATAATCTGTAGTTTTTACAATCCTCTCTAAAATACCATTTTCAATCTTAAGAAGTTGAACGAAGTTATCATCATTAAAATCATCTAATGGTTTTTTTATTAGTTCATTTTCAATTAATAAACGATCTGCTCCAGGTGCTGCAAAGTTATAAAATCCTTGAGAATTATCAAGAAGATCACTATATTCGTTAGATGCTGTAGCAAATGTCTCTTTAATTGCAAGTCCAACTCTATATGATGGAGTATTAGAATATTGCTCTAAGATTAATGTTTGAGCTTCAATATTTAAAAAGAATCCACGAATGAAATAAACACCAGGCGATACTTTAACTGCAGAACCAACTGAATTACAATTATTTGATATTGTTGTAGCAATTGTATTACCTTGTTTTAATACTCCCAATGAATATTCAATATCTTCTTGAATTACTAGATTTTCTCCATCAATAAATTTACTACTAGTAAAGTCTGATTGACTTGATGATTGGTATTTAATGTAAAGTGTATTATTTTCTCTTTCTGATGAATTTTCATCAATAACTCTTTCAATTTTAGCAAGAATATTACTAGTCTGTCCTTTAATTGTTTTTCCTTGTAAATTTTGCAAGTATTCAATTGTAGGTATTCCTAAATGGATACTATTAATTTCAACACAATTATAATTAGAATCAAATGCTACATTTCCAGGTATAACCATAGCACCATCTTTAAAGAAGTGCTTACCAAATTTTTCAATTTGATTCTGTAAAATAGACTGTAAAGTAGTTAATTCTCTAGCCTGAATTGAAGACCCTGGCTTGAATAATACTTTATAGTAGTTTTTATTCTCATCAAAATCGTCATAATATGGAGAAATGTTGAGATTAATATTTTGAGGCATCTTTTTTAGAACTCTAGAATAATTTTAATGTCTTCTTTTTGACTTAATGAGCGAAGAATAGGCTGACGGTTATCAATATAAATGATATCACCTGAACCAGCTTCATATTCAGATGAAGAAATTCCAGAAGTGTAATTGCTTCCTAAATTATAAGTCGTACCATTATTTATAGTGATAGTTGAACCATTAAATGAGGTATCAATTTGTAAACTCGTACCATAAGAATTTGTAATTGTTAAATTACCTCCAGTTGTAGGAGTAGACGTAAAATTATTTAAAGAATAGCCAACTGAGGCATTAGCCGCTCCTGCTGGTTGATAATAACGAAGAATTTTAGTATCATTATTCCAAGACGCAACATATCCAATAGCAGTTTTACCTGTTCCAATTGTTTGTGTTATAATATCATCTACACGATATGTAGAATCTACTTCGGTTAACTTTAGTCCTTTTAACGCACTTACATAATTTAATTCACTTATTACTTTAGGGTTGTTAATAATTCCAACGGTAGCAAAATCATTACCAACAATAACATCTGGATTTGTTGAATCAGTTTCAAAACGAGAATAAATTAAAATTCTATATGCACCCAATTCATTATAAATGTTATAACCGTGACCGCCTTTTGGTGGTATGATTACATCAAATTCTGCAATACTATTAGATACACTAGTAAAAGTTAAAGGTATTCCTGGTGCTCCCACTTCAAATTTAACAATACCCTTAGTATACCCAGAACCTCCATCAGTTACAATTGCATCTGAAACCTCACCGAAGGAATTAGTAATTATAGTTAAAGTGCCCCCAACTCCATCACCTAAAATGGGAATTCCAGAGAATGAACTAGATGCTGGGTATCCTGCACCCTTCACTTTTACTATTACACTTTCAATTTTTCCACTAACTGCATTATTTTTAATTGAAGAACTTTCAGTACCAGGATTTCCCCAACTTTCAGGTAAAGAAATATAATTTGCAGTATCAAATTTAATAATATCTGCTGGCTTAATAGTATAAAGATACTTCCAAATATAACCATCTCCACTTGAACCTGCAGGTCTAGGCTCTAAATCAACAAAATCAGGTTGATCTAAAGATTGACGACCTAGTGAATTTTCGGTATTAGTTCCATTACTTAAGCAAATATAGACTCTATAATTTTCATTTATGACGTAATAGTTTGATTCATATAGTGATGATGAATTAGTTTGAGGTGATAAATTGTAAATACTATAATCGTGTCTATACATCTCATAGATTTGACCGCTTTCCCAAATATTTTTTCTAACTGCTCTCCTTACGTCTGCAGATGTAATTTTTTTAAGTGCAATAAGAGTTTCTTTAATTCTATTTTCTTGCTCTATAGTATCTAATGGGATTGGACCAAACCCCCAATCTGTTCTTCCTATACCTACCTCTGGATTTGTAGCATATGGTTGACCTATAAAAGTGTAAGTGGTATTAATACCACTTACTATATAATTGTTAAATGTTTCTGCATTTAAAACTCTAAATTGGTCTGATATAATTGCGGACATTGATTTGATACTTTTCTTTATTTATTAAAAGATGAGTGGAGGTATTCTTTGAACCGTAGGTGCAGTAGATAATCCAGTTAATCCATTGTTAGTATCTACTGTATAATCTAATGGAGTTCTAATTGCTCTGTTTTCATAGTTAATAATTTTACTCCAGCTATAATCTCCGTAGTATTTTCCAGTAACTCCACTTGTATTTATTCCAATACCTCCATTAACTGGAACAACATTACAAGTTACTGTTGCAATTCCTTGAGGAGTAGAAGATGTATTTACATCTTCTACTTTATACACGCCATCAATATAACTTGTAGCTGTTCCTATTCTTGATATTGGATAATTACTCATCCCACCTAAAGATGTAGTAATTCCTGTAAGTGCATAGCCAGTAATAGTGCTTACATTACTGTTTGTGATAATAAAGTAATCACCAACTGATAAATGACTGAATGTAATACCATAATCATCTAAAGTATCATATCCAGATACAGAATAATCAGTTAATAATTCAAAACTTATACTTGGAGTTATAGTACCAACTCCAGTATTTGAAGTTTTAACTCCTACAATTTTACCAAAATCACCTACTGCATTGATTGCATATATGGTTTCACTTTGAGATTTGGGCTCTTCAATTAGAATAATTGGAGATTTTTCAGATGAATATCCAAAACCACCATTAATAATATTAATTGAAGAGATGCTACCGTTAATAACATTATTTTCTAATTGCGCCCTATTGGTCGCCAAAGTAGAATAAATTATAGTTCCAGATGTTCCAACTGCACCTTGACGATATGAATTATCAATTTCTATAGTTTTAATTTCAGCTATTTGAGATGCTGTTGGAATTATTCTTAACTCCCAATCAGATAAATTGAATGAATGATATACATTACCACTAAAATCTATTCCAATATAAAGATCATTATATTGTGAGATTTTATTTAAATTTGTAGGACTTCCAACAACTAAACTAGGATTATTACCATTATTATCTAAAGTGTATATCCCTCCATCTGATGTAATTACAAATTTACTTCCATCCCACAGAACAAAATTATATGATTGGGTATTAGTAACTTCAGTCCAAGCTTTCCCATCTATACTTTTATTGATACCAGAATAACCAACTGCAACCATAGTGATTGAATTATATGCGATAGATTTATAATCAATAGATTTGGCTTTACATTCCGTAAATATTGTAGTTCCAATACCTACACCTGTATAAATTTTTCCATTATCTCCAACTGAAATCCAAAAATCTAAGTATGAATTATAGATTATATCATTAAAAGTTCCAGCATATGAACTATCTGCTAATCCTTGGAAAACAAATCCATTATATATTTCGGTTTTAATTCCACAAACAGTCCAAGATGCATCTTTATTCAGCTTTGAAAATATTTTACCATTACTACCAACCGAAATATAACTATTTTCAGTAGAAACTCCAATCTTTTTAAGATCTATATTTGATGGATAATCTAGTGAATCAAAATCCCAGTTAGTTAAGTTAGTTGATATTGCAACTAAGTTATTATCACCTACGCTGATAATAACATCACCTTGTACTATTGAATTAAAATCATAAATTGTAGAAATTCCTAAAGTAGTATTCCAATTATACAATGGGTCTTGTATTCCTGATGTTGGGTTGGAAATGGAAATTCCTGGTGTAAAATCATACCCACTTCCACCATTCTCAATATCTATAGAAGAAATTGTACTCGTACCAGAAACATTAATAGACAACACTGATGCAGGGACAAAATTATAGTCTTTTACTATTCTTACATTTCTCTTTTCTTCAATTAATCCTCCAGTTCCATTATCTAATTCAATGAAAAGTGGATAAGCATTATCTACGTAAAATACTTCATCTGAAGAATTTACATTCCATATTAGCTTTGAAGTTGGATAAATTTTAGATTTTTGTTCGCTTCTAGATTTTGAAATATAAGAACCATTAATTAATCTATCATTTTTTTGTTTAGTCCAACTAATTGGTCTAGCTATATTACTACTAATTCCTATTTGATTATATGGGAATGTATCTAAACTATTTGGACTTATTAATCTCTTTATAATTCTTTCTAATTGTCCTGTAATTGATTTAGATAATTCACTAGATTCTAATTTAATTTCATCACCTTCTTTAAGAGATTGTAATGGAACTATTAATTGAGTATCATCTATTGATCCTTGGTAATATAAAATATTACACTTTGATTCCGAAATTGGAGCTTCAGTGAAAATTAGTTTTCCTCCAACATAATTATATGAAATTTTTGGTTGTTGTAGTACATCATTGATAAAAATAAAGAAGTTATTTTCAATATCTTGTGTAGGGTTACTAGATTTAAATGTTAATCTAGTTTTTTCACCATTCAATACAGTTGTAACATCAAAAACTGTTTTAATAGAATTAAAATCATTTGATATATCATCAAATTGTAAAAATTGACCTGGATATAATCCAGTAAATGTATCCGAGAATACTTCTTTAACCGTAATTTTGAATCCTTCAAATGACGGACCTACTCCAACATCAGTCATTAAACCAACTACATTTAATATATCTCCAACTTTATAATTTTGTCCGGGATTAATTATTTCAATATTTTCTATACTTGAACCGCTTCCTACAACTATAGATGCTTTAGCATTGGAACCAATACCAGAATTTCCAGATTGATATGATAAATTTAAATTATAATAAGGTAATGGAGCATCTATTGAAATTTCTGGAATATATGATAAAGTGTACCCTACACCAGGGTTTACAATTGTTAAACTTGTAATTGTTCCAGATGTACCAATAGTAGCTGATATTGAAGCCCCCGAGCCAATAGGTGAGACGATATTAATCACAGGAGGAGTCCTGTAGCCACTTCCAGCCCCATTAAGATAGATTTGTGATATTGTCCCCGCAATAGAAACTGCAACTGTTGCAGCGGCTCCTACAAAGGGTATATAACCATACCCTTGATTTGTTTCAAATTTTAAAATTTTTCCTGAATTTGGAACTCCACTTATAAATTCAATACTATTATTATTTGGAGTTGTAAGTTCATAATCTACGTGAGTAATTTGTGAAATATTATTAATTAATATGAATGGATTATTATTAATATTGATTAAATTTGAATCATTAGTGTTTGTATAAAGACCAACAACATTATTTCCATTCTCTTTTAATACAAAACTACTCACTCCAACAAATTCATCTGAAATATCATCTAGGATTATATTTCTATCATTTGGTCTTGTTGGACTAAAACTTCTACTAAAAGCTCTTCCTTTAAATTTAGAAGAAATTTCAATTCCAGGTAATCCTGATGGTCCAAATGGAGCAGATGTGAAATAGATAATATCTTCATCAATTAAGTAATTACCCCTGTATACCGTCGCTGTGAGTATTCCTATGTGAGAACTATCAGTGGTTCCTAAAAATCCACGCTCAACTTCTATTGAATTAGTAGAACCAAATCCAACTGATACAATTTTTAAATATTCATCTTCTATTTTTAAAATATCAATAGAAGATAATGAAGAAATTCCTGAAGAAACATAAATTGTTGAAGTTCCTATTCCAATTCCCGAAGTTAATTCAACATTTAATCCTCTAAAATGTATAGGAGTTTGAATAATATCATCAATTGTAATTAAACTACTTGCATTTGGAGAATCAAATACAAATTTGTGAATACCACTACCAGAGGTAGTAAATCCAAGTCTTTGTGTAGTAGATAAACCTGAAACTTGGAATTTATTTTCAGCTGTTTTGATTACATAAACACTTGATGGTAATACATTTGTTGAAATTCCACCAATAACATCTGTAGTTGTTATAATTCCAATGGGAGTTCCTCCAATATTTTCATAATGTATTATTTGACCTGTTTCAAAATTGTGATCTAATTGAATTGTACTTGAACTTACATTTATATTTGTAGAGACTCCGGTTACTTTATAAATTGGAGAATTATTTTCTCCAGTTAAAATGAAAGAAGTAATTCCAACTAATTTATTTTGATTTAAATATCTTGTAAATTCTAATGATTCTGTACTAATTCCCGTGTATAATTTATGTGGATATAGAGTTTTGATACTATTAATTCCAACAGAAATAATTTTAGTGTTATATGGGTATTCGTGATATGTAGAATATCCAATCATATCTCCTACAGCTAATCCTGAAGTTGATACTCCTAGGTAATATGGAGCATTTGAATTGAATGTAACATTAGTTGCACCTAAACTAATAAAATCATAAGTTCCAGTAAATTGTGAACTAATATCTTTAATTGCTATTACATTGTTAGATTTATTAAGTAAATATGGAAGTAATTCTTTACCTTTAATGCTAGCATTTCCCTTGTATGCAACAGGCCATAAATTATCACCTGAGCCCATATAGACTCTTTCTATTGTTGTTGAATTTATCCTATCATCTTCATAACCTACTGTATAATTACTTCTAGTGTAGAATGAGTTCTCATTTTCAATTTCTATATTAAATTCTAATGTTGAGTCTGTAGTACTTACTGTTAAATTATTTGATGGCTGGCTTAGAATCTGTAAATCTGAAAACTCTTTAAATCCCGATGGATGCACTATTGATTTTACTGACTCCTTCCAAGTTTCATATGGAGTTACACCTTTAATTGAATACGAAAAATCTTGATAATAATTACTATCCTGAATCTTCTTCGTATCACTATTTAAATCTTCAATATTTTTATTTGTATAATTTATTTTATCTCTTGTAGATCCAAGAGTTGCCTTCATTGTGAAAGAATTTGAATATAATACTTTACCCTCTAAAAATGATTTTGATCCAATAATTATATCATCCTTTTTTAATACACCTTCAGTTTTTGTTAATCTTAATTGATTTCTTTTAATATTCCACCCATTTTCACTCATTACTAAACCAGTAAATTTAATATTATTTTCACTATCTAATACTTTTATTGATTCTCCGTTAATATAATTATTTTTTTCTAGAACCATCTCAAATTTAGCTAATATATTTTTATTAACTACTGTTCCATACCCATTAAAATAATTATAAGATCCAAATGTAGTTGATCCAATACCAATATTTGAAGTTGAATAATCAATATAACCTAGTGAAGTATTTACTCCAACTACTTTAAAAAATGAATTAGAATGATTTATTGAATTGTAATTTACACTATTTACTTCATCAATTCTACAATTCTCTATAAAAATAGAATCAGATATACTAAAAGGAAAATCTATTATAGGATCTGCATAGTCCCTATAAATTAGTGGAAATTGATTAATGTCTACTTCAATTCTATTAGTTGTATTAGATGTTGAATAAATGTTTAATATATCAAATCCGTTAGAATTATTAATGGGAATAATTTCTAATGCTACTGATAAATTATTTGGTGTAACGTCAACACTAACAGATTTTACAGTAGAGTTTTTAAGTTTTGCATTTAATATTACGGAATCATTTCCTATAACTTTTAATGAAGGTGGAGAATTGTAATTTTTTCCCCCAAATAATACATTAACTTTTCCTACTTTATTGATATTATCAAGATAGCATATTGTATTTGTGCTTAATTTTGGTTGAAGTGTTATATCACTTGGATAATCAAATCCATCTTTAATTCTTTCAACTGAATCAATTTTTCCAATTTTATTTGAGTATGCGAGTAAATTTGCATTTATCCCCTCGTCAGACTCTACAGACTCAATAATTGGAACAGTTTTATAAAGACTACTTGAAGTGATTATTTTTACGTCAGAGATACTCCCACGAGCATTTACAGAGTCAGTTGTATATGAAATATTTCCAGGTGAAATATTTTTACCATAACTAATAAATTGAGGCTTTGTGGATAAATTAATATCAAAGGAAGTGTTTGAACTCTTTTTAATCTTATAATTTTGATTGAAATCAAATTTTACAACATAATACTCCCAAGTTTCATCTAAAGCACTTAATCTAATTGAATCATTTGTTAAAAGTTCGTGATTTTCGTTAGTAGAGACAGATAAAGTACTTAATTCTACTTTTGCAGTGGTTATTCCAGGTTTAACGTATGTAAATGAGTGAATTTCATCTTCTGTATATGAGAGTTCTCTAAAGTATAATGGACTTGAACTATAACCAACTGTTGATATTCCCAGATAATCATTTCCTAAATTTATAGCATATACTGTTTGTCCGTTTGTAAGTCTAAATGTATTAGCTCCACTTCCATTATTACTTACTAATAATCCACTTACTCCAGCTCCAATAACAGAATAAGTTAAAGATTGATTTGATTCATAATGATGATTTGGGATATAGACAGTTTGTTGTGGAACAGCATAAGTTGTGTTTGTATTATTGTTTACTATAACTGAACCAGTTGTACCTAATCCTATAGAATTTTTTGGATTAAAGTATTGTTTATTATCTATACTTAATTGTGATGTAATTTTAGCTTCTATGAATTCAAATTTAGTAGGCAATAATGTTACTAAAGACTCACCAGCAGTATGAATACCTAAAGTGCCCGAACGATATACAAAAAATTTGGATTGTTGTGGGAATATTTCAATAATTTTAACAATTTCATTATCTATTTGAATGTAATCATCTATTAAAAATCCAGAAATATCATTTACCTTAATGTAAGCAGTGATTCCACTAGCAGTATGATTTGACTCTAAATTAACAGTTTTATTTTTAACTGTGACTATTTTATTTCCATCTAGGTTAGAATCAGTTCCATTTGAAATATAAACATAATTTAAATTTTCAATTAAATTTGGAGTGGTAGTAATTCCAATAATTTTATTATTCTCATTTTTAAATATTACATTGCTATATGTTGTTATACCAACTTCAATATTAGATAATACTTTTCCATTTAATTTTGATATTTTAGCACTTGGAATTAAATCTTGATCGTTATCAACTTTAAAAACTAATTTGTCTCCGACTTTATAATTTTCTCCAGCATTTAATATTTTAATATTATCAATTTTTGAACTTAATATATTTGTAACTACGACATCTTGTTTGTACTTTTCTTGAGAATCTCTTAGATACTCATAACCAGAAGTTTGTGAGGTTAAATATAAAGGATTTGTATTCTTTATATAAGTTTTGTCTGTAAAATCTATATTTTGATTATATGATGAGTCATAATTTTGAGGATTTGGCTCATTTTTGAATGTTTTTCCAATTACATATGGATATACTGGATTATTATCAGTTTTGTTATCAACAGTCATAAAATAAGCATATGTTCCACTAGATAATTCACCTCTATCTGTGCTGATATACATTCCATTATGTTCGTCTAATTCTGATATTCCTGGAATATATTCATAATCTTCTATAAAGTAACCACTAGAGAATTTACTAGTAGGTGGTCTTTTTAATTGATTACTTAAAGTCTCTACATCTTTTGTATTATACCCACTTGTAACTATACCTATAGAAGCATTGGAATAAATATAAGGACCTAAGATTGGATTTCCGTCATACGCCCATCCAAGAATAGGAGAAGACTTTAACTCTGTATTAACATCATTAATTGAGGTTCTTAATTCTGTTGATGGATATAGATTTATAAATTGTAAAGAATTTTTAACATTTCTACTTGGTATAACATATCCATTATTTAAATTATTATCAATAATATCTTTATTTTTAAAATATTGATTAATAATCCATTTTGAAATATTTACTAGAAATTTTGACCCACTACCTCTTTTTTGAATTGCTAATCTAGTTTTTCCTGAAATATAACCAGCTCCAGTAGATAATATTGTTACGCTTACAATTTTACCGTTAATAACGTTTGGGTATAACTTCGCATATTTTCCTACTCCATCAACAATGATATCAATATTACTTTGATAATTGTTTCCAGAATTTAATATTTGAACTTCTACAATTTTACCCTCAAGTATAATTGGTTGAAGAACTGCGTCATCGCTAAAACTGGATGATGAAATAGATGAATCGGAAATTTGAATTATTGGATTTTTATTTAAATTTATAACTTCACTTATACCATACCCTACTCCATAATCTTCAATAAAAATACTCTCAAATGAGCCTAAAACTACTGGCTTTAAAACTGGAGAAATATTTGAAGTTGTTCCTGGTATAGATGAAACTAAAATTTTAATTGGTGGATATGAAAACGTATGAGTTCCTACTCCAATACTATTAAAATTTACATATATTTTGTTAATATAATTTGAATCATCTGGAATATTGGTTATCCCTGCATTTGAAAGTTTAAATTTATTATCATCTATGACTGTAACATAATATTGAGAAGTTGTACCTAATCCTACAATTGAAGTTGATGATGAATTATATACAATTAAATCTTTTTCTTTTAAGTTGTGATTTCTAGCGTAGATATAATCATCAACAGTACTAATTCCACTTAATGTACTACTATCATTATATTCTCTAGAAGGTAATTTTATAACTTTGTTATATAATTCACCATCAAAGCTCTTAATATAAACCTTATCAATTATATTTTTAACATTGTAAGTTGAAAATTCTTGAATTCCAGTATTAATACCGATAACTGTAGCCAGAGTATTAATTTCATTTAATCTGTTTAATGCATCAGAATAACTTCTATATAATGAAATTGTGTTTAAATCTACAATTCCAGCATAATATGATGAATTTGATACTAACCCAACAACTGGAGGGAATGAATTTGTATTGTATATAAGTCTTTCGCCATTTTCAAAATTATGATTTTCAATGAATGTAATTGTAGTTAAACTTACACCTACGACATTAGGTACAAAACTTGCGGTTAATGTTTTTTTGATTAAATTTGTTTCTAATTCAACTCCACCAGTAAAATTACCTCCAGTTAAACTTAAAGTTGGCTTTCTATCATAACCAATTCCAGGTGAAATTACTAAAACTTCAGTAAGTTTACCCTTCATATTTCCCCATACTTTGGCTCCTTCGCCAAATCCTTCTAAATCTAAAATCTCAATACTTGATGGGGTAATTACATCATATCCAGTTCCTTCATTTAAAATTTGAACGTCGGAAATCTCTCCAAAATATATTGTTTCATTTAAAACTGATGGCGAATATAATTCAACACCATTTATTAGCAGCCCTAAAGACTTATCTATAGTACTTTTTGTATTTTCGTCTACTAAATTCGCCATTAATTGGCTATCCTCCTAACTAAATGCATTATAGGCATCCTCAATAGTATATATTTGACTACTGGAAGTGATTTTATTTCTGTAGAAAGAATCCTCTACATTAAACTCCTTAAGTAATAATTGATTTGCAAATTTATTATTTGATTCTTCATATCCTATAGCAGTAGCTACTCCAATGATATTATTAACTGAAGGTTCAATAATATTAATTGAATTAGAATGTGATGATAAATTTGAATTATTAGCAAAACTTAAATATAAATCGCTAGTGCTTTGGTATAGAGATATTTGATTATTGTTTACCTTCTTTACATAATATTGCCCTGTAGATAAACCTACATTATTAGAAGTGATATAAATTTTATTACCACTTAATAAATTATGTGGAATACTAATAGTAGGTTCATCTATTCTTGTTGTAGTGAAGGTATAACCAATCCCAATAATATTATATGTAAATGGATTTAATCTATTTTTATCGGAAATAACAGGCAGTCCAGAAGATGTTACAATTATACTTTTTTTAGATTCATTTGAATATACATTTTCAATATTTACACAAATTGATGAGTCTGCATCATTTTTCATTATAGTTTTTTTTAATTTAACTTTATCCTGTCCTGAATTATTTGCAACTTCTATTTGATTTTTAGATATTATACTTATAACTTCTGTTTTGATTGAATTATTATTACTATCCAATAATTCAACTATTTCTCCAATTACAAATCTAACAGAATCTTTAAATGTAATAAAACCAGAAGTAGTAGGTTCAATTTCGTGATATGTGGGATAATTATAAATCCAACTTGAATATCCTGGATTGTCTACAAAATTCTCACCAAATGAAGAGAGAAATATCATATCATTAACTTCAATTGTATTGGTATTTGAATAATCAAAACTACCAAGTACATTAACAAGTCTAAATTTAACTGTAGATGCATCATCAAGTATAATTTGGAGTAAATTATCTTCTATAATTTCATCTCCAGATTTAATAGTATCATATATTAATTGAGAAATATTTGTTATATTTAAAAATTGATTAATAGTTTTACCTGAATACTGTAGAGTATTAACTGTATAAGTTCCATCAAAATTCTTTACTTTTACATATAATGTTCCAGAATCAGGGAAACCTACAGTTGAGTCTACAATAAGACTATCTGATAGTCTTTCTATAATGATAGTTTTTTTGGTTGAATTGAAATTATAGATAAATGATTCTGAATCTAATGAGATTTCATATAAAGTGACCTCATCAGTAGGTCTAAATTCTACATTATAAATTGCAGCACTTGCAGTTACTTCACTTGGTAAATCTTGAGTTATGGTATATCCAATAACTTCTGATGGAATAAACTTTCCACTTAAAGGTTCTACTAGTATATTTTTTGTAACTAATTCTTGATTATCAGATGAACGAATTATATATTCTTGAGGTTTAATTATTGTAACTGCATCATCATATAAAATTTCAAATAAAATTTTAAATGAAGTATCAGTACCCTTTGTAAGATAGAAATCTCTAGCACGACTTAAAATTAACTCTAAGTCAATTTTGGAACTAAATTCTCTATCTTCAAAATCAGGTAAATAATGAGCTTTAAACTTTTCAAATAATTTTTGATAAAAAACAAGATTTAAATTCTTAACAGTTGATGATGTTGTATGCTCTTCTGCAGTTGTGACTGAAAAAACTAATCCAGTAACATCTTGAGTATCATTGATTTCAGATACTCCACTAAATCCACGAACACATCCAGTGAAAGAATTTGTTGTAATTCCAGTATACGTAATAATTTCTTCATCAATTTGAATAAGTCCGTACTTATCAGGAAATCCTATAGTTGAATTAACCTGAATCTCATCATCAAATGAAAGAACCTCTTGGGTTAAACTGCAAGTATGCGTAGATGTATATAATTTTTCAGATGCATATGTTGATATATTTTTATAATCAGTTAAATTATTTGCAAAATCTAACGTCCCAGTTGAATGAGTCTGTGAAATATAATATTGAGTTAAAAATTCTTTAAATAGTGGTGAATCTGATGATAAAAATCCAGGAATTTGGGATTCTAAAATACTTTCTATTTTTACTTTTCTAATATCAGTCATTTTATCTTATGAAAGAACCGTTAGTATAACTGGAAGATACTGTATAACTTTTGCCTGATAGGTCATAGCCTGATGCAAGAGTATCTTCTACCATTTGAACGTTTAGATTAGTCGTATTTAGTTGAAGATATAACTCTCTCAACCCAATAACGTCATTTGATTCTGGAACTGCTTCAATTTGTATTTCAGCTCCATCAAATGAAGTGAATACAACAGAATTTAATATAATCTCACCCTTTAGATAATTAATTTTTCCTACATTTGCGACCACATTAACTGGAGTTTGATCTACAATTTTAAAGAAGAATAGCACTCCTTCTTTATCTGAAGTTGGAGTATCTCCAAGATATAATGTATTTGAATTATCTTTAATTTTAAATCCTGTAGATTTTATATTATATCCTCCACCATCAGTTGAGTTTGACTTTTTAATATGAAAACGATTTCCAAAACAGATTTCATAAGTTGCATTTTTATTCACTACTGGAAATAGATTTCTTCTAATTTTAACTGTAGTAATATTTGATGTAATACCATTGCTAGTATTATCAATTAATGAAGTCATTTTACTATACTTAAATCTTCCTCCAAACACATTCAAATCAGAAGATTTTGCATATTGTGTAATTGTATTAATTACACTTGATCTTAAACTGTCTAAATTATTTACTTTACTCTTATTGTAGTATACCGATGAACTTAATTCTACATAAAGGTATTTTAAATCTACTAGTTGAGGTTTAATTCCAGCAATTGAATATGTCTTGAGTTGTTTTAAAATTCTATCTTTAGTTGCATTTGAAATAAAAGTTCCATTCTTTGGCTTCACTGATATAAAAACTTTTCCATATTCTGGAGTCGGTAACTCTTCTCCTCCATATGCACTTACAGATTCTACATTTGAAAATAGGAATGGAATTAAACTCTTATAATCATTAGATGAAACCGCTCTGTATTGTGATGCATACACCCTTGGAGCGAGGTATTTTACATTATCTAATGGTTCTATATCATCACCATTTTCAGACGCCTGTATGGCGGTTACAAGAGAGATACCTGTTGTAATTACATTATCATTATTATCCTTAAGAATTCCAGAGAAACTAAAATTTCTTGCACCATTACCTGAAGTTCCATTGGTAACAATATAACTTACAAATATTGCTGCTCCATTTTCAGGTTTTTTACCTAGAATATCATCTCCAAAAACAATTTGATACTTTTCATCTAATACTTCCTGAAGTAAATACATTCTTGTATTACTATCAACCTTAAATATATTTGCAAACTGTTGATATTCTTCTGTTACGTTAGTGATTACTCGCACTCTTACTGTTGTACTATCAACATTGGGATTTGGAATTACAAATTTTTGATTTGGAGTTCCACTATTCACATTAAAATTCTTGGTTAAATATGATCCTTCATAAATTTCAATATTATTAAAGTATGCATTTTGATTTTCATCTACTGTAACTGTAATATCATCTGGAATTGAAAATATAAAACTTCCACCTTGAACTAAACCAAGAGCAACAACTCCTGATTTTAATGTAATATTTCTAATATTTTTATTTGTATCAAATGCTGAAGTATTAACTGAAAAACTTATAATCGCACGAGCTGATCTTTTTGAACGAGGTACATAACCAATATTTCTTGCTAATGATACTACATTCTCTCTTAATGTAGCACTATCAATAAAGCTCTCATTAACAGCCATATTGGTGTTAAAGGAGGTAATGTAAGTATTATAGGCTAGAGTATCAATCAATACTGAAAAATTAGACCCTTCAAAGTCAAAATCAGTAAAATTACTGTTTGCTCTCAAGTAGTCTTTAATTTGGGTTCTTAAACTATTAAAGTCTAAATTCGTAAACTGATTGAATGACATTATAGCCTAGTGGGTTGAAGTAAAAATTCTATATTTTGTGTCGGAACAGGAAGGCCAACAATATCATATTGTATTTTCACATTTAAATCATTTGTATCATACTCTGGCTCAGCCATCACTTCTCTTACTCTAATTCTTGGCTCAAAGTTATTTAATAAGTTGGTGATTTCTTCATCAATATATGATGCTATTTCTTCAGTATTTAATTCAAATAGTGATTTTTCAAGAGAGGACCCAATTAAACTATTGAAGAACCTCTCCCCAATTTGAGTACGAACTAAATTTATTACAGATTTTTTAATCGCATCTTCATTTTGAAGAACTAAAATATCATTTGTGATTGGATTTTTTGAAAAGGAGAAGCTAATATCCTTAAATCCTCTTGATATTGTGATCGCCATTAAAAAACTATAATACCAAAGTTATTTATTCAGTCACAAATGAGCTTTTGATCTTTTCCAATATTATAAGTTGGCTCAATTCCATAAGAAAACTCATCATCAGAGGTTTCAAACAGCTCCTGCTTTGCATTTTTATTGGTGAGAGCTGGATCATACATAATTTCTTGAAGAATTTTCTTTGGTTCTGCGACATAATCAGTGACTAATCGGGTTGTACCCCAAGTATCCTTCATATATTCGGTGTTTCTATCTACTGGCGAGAGGCCCATTTGTTTTGTCTCCTATTTAAGTTACAGGAGAAACTTTTAAAGAGGTTTCTAAATCTCTAAAACTATCTATACAATTGTCTTAATTTATAATTATCCGAATTTAGATATTTAAGTAGTTCAATTACAATGATTTTAGGATTAGCTGGACCACAAGTATAAGCATCAAAGCTCAAACAACCTTCTTCAGGGAAAGAATGTAACGAAACGTGACTTTCTGCAAGAGCAAAAAATATAGTAAGTCCTTGTGGAGTGAACTTATAACCATAATAGGTTAAAATCGTCATATTTGCGCGATTAATTCCTTTCCTTATTACATCTAATAAGGGTTCAAGTGTGTTCAAAAGCTCAAATTCTACATCATACACCTCTAAAAGGAGATGATTTCCCATTGAAAACTGTTCCAATTACATAAAACTCCAAAAAGATTATTTATTTTATCCAAAATCCCAATCTATCTGCATCGGAGTCTTCAATATACTTAAAATTCTTATAAGAACGGGAAGTTTCATTTCTCCATACGGGCATTGCAATTGAATTTCCATATCTAAAATCAGGATTTGGACGAAAATGCACCTCAATGAGCTTATTTCCAATGAATTCACAGTTGATAACCTTATAACCTCCTACTAGATTCTCCAAAATTGCCGGAAATTCAATAGAGCGGTTCACTTTACTCCAACAATTCCACCTAGAAAGCGAGTTTTTTACGTTCCGATGACCTTTAACTACTAAAATAGACTTCTCATTCATAAAATCAACACTTAGATGCTCTCCTTTAAAGATTTCACACCAAAATTCACCAGGATGTAGATGTTCCGTAGAGGATTCCAAAAAAACTATACGAGATTTTTTCCCCATTCCCATAAAATTCACAGAAGGTCGCACAATATAAAGTCCCGAAGAATGAACTTTCATTCCTGCGGGACCACAATTATAATTAAGAAGTTTGGAAAGTTGAAGTTTGTTATAGACCCAAAGATCTTTTGAATTTATTGAATTAAATTCCTCTTCAATTTCCATTTTAGATTATTTACCCTGACCTCTCGTTTTTTTACGAGCTTTATTAGAACTTGTTGCAGCATACTTAGTATTTTTGCCTTGCCCTTGACGAGTATTTTTTGAATTACTCTTAATTTGCATATCTTTACGATTTAGCGCCATAAGTGAGAAGTACCTCCCTCTTAGTATGTTGTTTAGAACTCTCTTAGTCTATCAAGGTTGAGAGAGTGAGTCAAGTGCCTAGATGAGAGTATCTCAAATAACTCCCATTTTTTCGTGACCTACTCTACTAAGAGGGTCCACCCAAATCTCATAACCTGCTGCGATTGCGTCTAAACAGAACGACACATCTTCTCCACACATATCCTGAACTTCACCATTTCCAAAAACTTGAAGTTTAGGTGCGAACCAAGGATAGGTCATCTTTGGATTCTCAAAGACTCCTTTTTTAATCAACGTCCAACCAAATCCAATGTAATCTACTGTGAACGGTTTACGACGCTTAGGAAGGGTCTCAATCGTTTCGTGATTCATTACGCCCCCATTGTTCTTAAAGTCATCTTCTTCCAACCAGTGAGCACACGAAGCAGTCTTACGGTCTTCTGTAAGATACCATCCAGAAGCAATATCCTTATCCATCGCAACCAAACGATAGAACACTTCAGTATTAAAAACAATATCAGAGTCAATCCAAAGTTGATAATCATACTCAAGCTGACCGTTCCAAGGTAATTGATCTGGCCCTCTCAATACATTTGCTCCAAGACACTTACAACGAGCAAAGTTTACCATTGAAGAGTAATCTTGTTGAATCGCAATTCCTACTCCATTGGAAACTAAATCAAAACATAACTGAACGAAATTCTTCAAGTAAGTATAAGATACTCCTCGGCCAGGTAGACAGAACACTACTGTCTTACCCCGCACCATATCTTTAGCAGCTTGAAGATCAAATTCATTTTCATTTGGCCCCTTCTCTGGAAGTTTTGCCTTTACAGTAAATCCCTTCGTCATATCGTTTATAGTGTGTAATTAAGTTTACAAGTATATTATAGCATACTCGTCAATATTATCTATTCATCTTCTAGCTTACTCAATAAATCTTCTAAGTTCTCTTTTAGACTTGTGCGATATAAAAGAGACTCATCATTCTCTAAACGGTGTCCTATTGTCTCAATTAAGAGATCCTTTTCGTATTCTTCTAAATTCATTTTCTTTTAATTAGTCTTACCAAGAATTATATAGAGAAAAACAGTTTTAACTTCTCGGAAAAATTTTTGAGGAATTTACTTTACAAAAAATGGTTTTAACTTCTCGGAAAAATTTTTGAGGAATTTACTTTACAAAAAATGGTTTTAACTTCTCGGAAAAATTTTTCAGAAATTTATATATCTACAAGTGGTTAGCAATGGAGCCTTTCTCAAAAATTTTTCAGAAATTTATATATCTACAAGTGGTTAGCAACAGCCTTTCGGAATAGTGGGACTCCTACTATTATATACGGGCAACGGTTTACCATAAGAATCACAAATAAATCGCAATACACTGTCGATTACAATAAACGAAGGAATACGATTAGACTGCTATAACAATAAACGAAGAATTAACTGCTATTTGCTACATTTAGCACTAAATGTATAGAAGTGTGTAACCCTTATCTAGTAAGAATAACGAACCTCCCCCAGGTATCCAAATAACGAAATAACTGTATCTTTCAGTATAAAGAATAAACGAAGAGTTGTCCTCTATTCTCTATACACAGAGGCAAATGTATAGAAGTGTGTAACCCTTATCTAGTAAGAATAACGAACCTCCCCCACGTATCCAAATAACGAAATAACTGTGAATAGACGATGTAAACAATAAATGAAAAGTACATCAAGACGATGTTACTCACGACATCTGAGTATAATGCTTTCAGGACGAAGTGAAGAAGTATTTAGTACTGCTAATGACGAAGTTCCCATTCATAAGAAGATTTAATGACGAAGCTGTAACTATAACTGGGAAGGATTAAAGACGAAGGTGTTTGTTACATCCTGGCGCTGATTAACACGAAGTGAATCACTGCTGCCTAGTAAGAATAACGAACCTCCCCACGTATCCTCTTTTATGAAAATGCTATTATGAATAAACACAACAAAATCTCTCTTTAGACTGAATGCTTAAAACATTCTAGAGAGCCTTATAGCCTATTATATGAGTTGTAACTTTATGTTATATTATCCAACACTTCACAAAGAGTTTAATTCTCGTGTTAAGGATATTGATATGACTTATTTCACATTCTTTCTGATTACTTTTGTTACCTCTGATTGGCGTATAAGTATTACCTTACAGTGGCCTAGAGTTCAAGTAAGCTTATCAGAACTAACTGTTCATAAGTGTTATTATTTAGCAAATTCAATTCTTCACTGTTTTAGTGTAGCATCATTCGGAGTATTCGTCAAGTGGTGATAAGGGGTTTGGAGGAAATACTTGACAGTGAAGGAGTGGTGTGATATAATTATAGAAATCCTGGACGACGATTAAAAGAAACGTTTAAAAAAGGTTTAGAATAGCATAACCTAAAGCATTTATAAACGATTAGATGACGATTAAAAGAAACGTTTAAAAAAGGTTTATAGTATCACATAACTTACTTTAGTTTTCCACAATATTCAACACTTTTCCACAGCTTTTCCACAACATACTATACCATTTAATTTAACATTTATTCATACTTACTTAAAAGATACTGAATATAATCATTAGGAGCTTCACCTAGATCTTTAACCTCATCAGGAACAACTTCTACATAATCACCATAAGGCAAGAGTTGTTTTCCTGCACTATCATTATCACATACTACAACAATAGGTCTACCTAACATTTGCAAGTAATTCTTATAATCTTTAGGTGGATTATTAGTTAAAGTTGCAAGTGCAGATTGACCTACATTAGTCATTCGCGCAGCATCAAATACTCCTTCCGTTAAATAGATAACACCATTAGATTGATATAAGCTTTCAGTTCCAAATAGAGAAACTGTAGGTAGTTTACGATAAGTATAATACCTTCCTTCTAGTTTAGAATTGAAGATCTTTTTATCTCCATTAGGATTATACTGCTGATATCCTACAATTTGACCTGATAGATTATAACAATAGAAAGTCGCAATATTCAATTCTAAATCTAAAACTGGGTGATGAAGTTCTAGATTTAGATGTCTCTCTAGAAGATGTTCTTTAATGTTGTTTCTATACCTCATTGTGTAGTGGTGTAAGAAGACTTAGATTTAATCTTCTCCATTTTTCGTTTGTTGTTTAAGTTTGTAAAGATTATTCTATCCCACATCCACCAATACCAATATCTACAAAGCTATCATCACCATCCTCAAATAAAGAAACACTAAACTCTCCTTTATAAAACTTACATTCATAACCCTCAGTGATACAGACTTCTTTATCAGGAGGAAGCTGTTGAAGCTTATGAATCAATTCAGAAACAATCATTTTGTGTTTTTAGAGTGAGTGAATGTGAGATTAGTTAATTGAAAAGGCTCTCGTGCCATTCACCATCACGAGGAGATTCATCAGTGAAACTCAACACAATTTTTTCTGGATTCTTAAGATAAGATTCCAGAACGCGAGCCTTCATCGTATCAGAATAGGCATGAAATGTTAGAGGATGTTGAATTTCATCAACTCCAGATTCAATAACAGATTTAGTAGAAACACCACCAATGATTTGCACTTTGATTGTTTTCATTGAAACAGAGAAGGAATTTGTTTAGTCTAACCTATTATCTCACTCACCTCGTCCCTCCACTCCTCTAGAATACCACATTTTCAGGCCAGCGCACGTTTAGTGTGCCAGTGCTACAGGTGGCACAGCCGTATAAAAATGTAGCTATCAAGTACCATCAGAGAGTTTACATAGAAACCTCATAAACTTTGGAACCTTATTATCATTATAAAAGCAATCTACTTCATCAGGCACAACAATATCGGGGTGATGTTGTGTGAGATAGTTCATCAAAAACTGACCGTATCGTTGATGTTTGGGATGATACATATAAGCGCCATTTGCGTCCGACATAAACTCATCATAATCAAAAGTGTTAGTCATTTGAAAACTCATTATCAAAGATGAAATACTCATAAAACTGTTCCATTATACAATCGTGAATCGTATCTTTTATTGATTCGGGATTTGGATTTTCGGTATGTTTATGTGCTCTTCGCCATCCTCGCTCAATACCAGTTTCAATGCAATCTTCAATCAGCTTTCTATAGTTTACTTTCATACAATAACATAATCAAGAGATTTAACACACCAACCAGTTTCATCACTAATCACATCAGCAAGATAGTCTTCATCCTCTACTTCATACACTTTACCAATCGTATTTTGAGTTAGATTTTCTTGATGCGCACGAGGAATACTTTGTTCACCGTCACAATCAAAATCATATTCAATTGAAGTAACTTGAAGTTTTGCCATTGTTTTGAGTGTTGTGTGTGTGATAAAGTGTTAGAGTTGGATTTATAAAGTTAAACACTTCGCCAAGGAAGAGCTTTTAGTTCATCATCTGAGAAGGTTACTCCATCATCAATCCTTGCTTCATTTTTATAAAGATATCCGGCTTTGATGCTATCAACATATCCTGTCTCATCACCATCGCTATCTACAAAATAAACAAGAATATCGCAATACTTATTTCGGTCATAAGTTAGGATGGTACATTTACGGATTGGTGCAGTTTGCCCTGCGGTGTCACCACAAGATGGAAAAGGATAATCAGTGAAAGCATCAATCATTTTGTATTTTTGTGTGAGTTGATTAAAGAGATAGTTCTTTCAGCTATTCAGAAGCTCTTGAAGAACTTTAGATGCTTTCAGTGCGAGAGTATCTTCTTTTTGATTGCGTGGGAGGTTAGTAGTAGCCTCTGGAGCAACGTTAACAACCACTTCAGCTGTGGAGATACCGCTATAGCGATTAGAAGCGATTTGAGAGGCGCTTAGACCAGCAATCACAGCATCAGCTGCATCTTGAAGTTTTTGTGCTTTACGTTGTTGATTCGCAATACGAGTGCGCATCGTAGAAGTCATCACGCGACCCTCAGCAGTCATTTGTGCAACGCGAGCGCGGCGAGCTTCAATCTGTTCGGGAGTGCGGGTTTGAATCATTTTTGAAAAAAGAAAGATTTGTTTATACTAACTATGTTTTGGGTGCTTCTCTCGCCCTCTCCACCTCTTAAGAATACCACATTTTGGGCTCCGTGCTCGTTTAGTGTGCCAGTTCCACAAGTGGCACAGCAACTATTCTTTATACTCCGCAAAGAGCACGGCGAGTAGAACCTGATGCTTGGCGATTGAGACTTACGGAAGAACCAACACCAGCACCTGCAAATGCACCAGCACCATTAGCACCAGTAGTTGCTTTTGCACGACCAAAGCGCATCAGTGCAACTTGTTCTTTCACGGCTTTCGCATCATCGTGAATCCGATTCTCTTCAATTTTCATCTCATTCAGACGGGTACTTACCATTCCGGCAAATGCCTTTCGGAAGTTGATTTTGAAACTCCGAGAAACAGAACCACCAGTGAGTTCAGAAAGAACCTTTTCTGCTTCATAGGCAGTATTACATTCTTTCTCCATCACACCCAGAAGGTATTCAAAATAGAGCCTGATTTGAATTTGTTGTCCTTCAGAACCGATGATTTGAAGAGATTTTACATCACTATTCTTGATGTATGCAGCTCCATCATAGAACTTTGCGACTGCATTAAGCAGAGTATTGTGTGCAGCATTAACACGCTTGTAGGTGTAGAAGCTCTCATCGAGAACTTGAACTTTCCCAATTTCATCCACACTCAATCCATACTGTTTGCACAGCTTATCAATCAGATTTGCTGCTGCGGAGGCTTCACCTTCAAAAGAAGTTCCAGCCTGAAGTTTCAGAATGGATTGAATCTTGGTGATGATTTCTTGACGAGTTTTCATTGGAATTGTTGATGAGTTTTGTTTATACTTTAACCTTATTGCATCCCTTCCACTCCTCTAGAATACCACATTCTAGAACTGGTGCTCGTTTAGTGTGCCAGTTCTACAAGCGGCACAGTGGTATAAAGAATTAGTCAGACCATAGGACAAGGAACATCTTCCCATTGTTCGTAGAAGGCTTCACTTACACCTTCAATGATTGCTTGTAGTTTACTACCAGGAGTGAAACCATAATCAGCAAGGATTTCGTTAGTATCATTACCCAAGACAATGTATAGAGTTGCGAAATCATCTTTATGTTGAACTCGCACCCACGATTCATCTACAGCAGTAATCCTATCTGCTGCATCTTTTCGGGCGGCGAGATTAGTATCACCTACTACATTTTCATATTCATCACCATCATTAACAGCGATAATCTTTACATCAGCTTTTTGGAGTTTGTGAAGTAGGCTCATTACTGGTTGAGTCCAATCGTAAGTCTTTTTAGTCATTTTGGTGTGGGACAAATGGATTTTACTGGAGTTTTAACTAAAGTCAGTCTTCCCAACTTTCATCTACATCATTAGCCTGCACGAACTTTCTCACAATCTGGTCGTCTTTAAGGTCTTCGTTAAAAGAAAGGTCAAAAAGACTTGAATCGTATCCAACTACTTCCTTTGCGAGTTGATAGTTTGAATAGTTGTCAAGGTTTTCGGTGATTGTATCATACACAAATTGTTCCATTGTTTTATAGTCCATCCCTTGAATGAGGGAATCTGCATAGCTTTCAATCAGTTGTTCGCGGCTAATCATTGTTGATTCAGATAAGGGGGGTAGTTTAATTAATTTCAGAACTGGGTGGTCTTCATGATTTCATCAGCAATCTCATTACCTACAACACCAGCAACGAACTCTAAAGTAGAGTCATCATCCTCACCTTCAGCATACCAAATATCTTGAATCAACATATTAACATCAGTATCACCTTGACCTGGATTCTTATAAAATGATTCACACATCATTTGAACAGCATAAGACACCAAATCATCGTGATTCATATTATCAATCACACGATAGCAGTGTGCTAGCAGAATCTCGCTGATTTGCTCGGAAGTAAGGTTAGACATTTTGGTTTGTTTGTAAGTAGATTAGGTTAAAGAAAAAGAAAGAAAGAGATGTATTACTACACCTCTTTGAATCGCTTGAAGCAAACTGGCCCCATTCCAAGTTGAATGGAGAGTTTATCACTCAGCGGACGATTACACAGAGAACATTGTCCTGTTTCGTGACCGTACATTTGAGCGAGTTTGAGAAGATTATCATTCGCATCTTCCAGAAGATTAAGAGTATCTTCACTCACTTCTGCTTTAAGCACACCTTCAGGAGTAATCTTACCTGAATAGTTCATATTCTCAAAGACATAAACGTGTCCTACATTCAAACCATTTACAACAGTGGAAAGAGTGATATCACCAGGAATGTGAACTTGAAACTTACGAGTAGGAGATTTCACACACTCATACATCTTCTTCACCAAAGAAAGATAAGGACCATCTTCTTTCTCTACAGGAAACAAAGAAGCGTTCAGGCTCTCGGTTGCGAGATAATGCAGCCAAGATTCTTGAGAGAATGAGAGCTTAATCTTTCCAACCAAGTCCATTGCGAAAGTATTATAACCGAGAAACTCCGAGGCATATTTCTTTGCTTCTTGAGCCGATTCAAATGCAGAATCAAACTCAATCACTTGACCTTTTTTTGTGATAGAATAAGTCATTGTTAAAAAAACTTTTTAGGTTTTCGCTTTTGAACTTCCCGTTCATCATAGCACGTTCTACGGCGCTTTGGGAGTGCTAGTGGACCAGTTCCACGACTGGCCCACTGTTATATTTTATATCAACGATTCACAAACAGGAAATAACGCTCATTATCTCACAAACAGGAAATAACGCTCATTATCCGAAGATTGATTACTGCGAACAAGAGATTCAACACCTCCAGCAATCACAATATCTTCAAACTCATTATACTCATCACTATCACCAACATTACCAGATTCGAAAACGTAGCGAACTTTCAGATTACCATACTTTTCTTTAGCAGCAGTCAGCAGAAGAATGAAATCAGCGAGAGTTTCAGGCATTTGATTTTGCATTGTGTTAAAAAAAGAATGGTGAAAAATGAACTAAACTTAATTTCAGACTGCGAGAGCAACCTCATCAATAGCCTCTACATCTTCATCGGGAACATTCACGAGAACTTCATTATCAATGAAGTTCAGAATGTCGGTCATAGAAACAGTAGGGTTCTTCAGCATACGCACACCCAGCGCAACTGCGACTTCACGATTACCGAAATCAGGATTCAGAACAACAGCCATTTTGATTAAGTAATGAAGGAAAGAACAAATGAAAGGAGTCTATTTTAAGCCGCTGCCGTTGCTTTATCTAATCGTATCGGGACGCTAGCGCCCTTCCACTCCTCTAGAATACCACATTTTCAGGGTCGTGCCCGTTTAGTGTGCCGGTTCCACAACTGGCACACGGGCTAGTGAGTCTCAATCTTTACTGATGAGACCAAGCAACCAAGAAAGAAACTTGAGAAAAAGGCCAAATGCAAGAGGAATCCAAAGTGGAGAAAGAACCCATACCCAAGGCCAAGCAATAAAGCTAGTGAGCTTCAAGCCAATAAACAATACTGTGAGAGTTTGACTAAAGTTCATTTTTGATTCAGAGTGATGGATTGATTCTTGATGCGGCAGAGTTCAGTTAGGCTTTTGCTACTCGTCAGAACATCAAGTTGAGAGTAGTTAGTTCCACATTGAGTGTTGATTGTTTTTTGTTCCACTCCTGCGGAATACCAGTTAGCAATAGGAGTAGCGATTATGATGGTTACAACAATGAGAGGAACGCCAACAAAAACAAAAGCAGAAAACAACTTGTCGGCGAGAGAATCGTCAGAATACATAGTGTTACCTCTAAAATAAGTGAGTATGTAAGAGTTAATCAGTCAGGGAGACAACCATATTCATTCAGAAAACCAGCACACCAGCCAGAACCAGAATAACAACCAGCATAGAATCGTCCGATACCAATACCGAACAACTCCTCACCACAATCAATCGCATTAGCATTAGGATAAACAACATTGTTCCAGCCAATGTAAAGAAAACCGATGTGAACGTGGCCGTAGTTAGAAGTGAGAGAAAAAGTGTTATTCATTTGAGGTGAGTTGCGTTGTCGGAGTAGTTTAGAATCGTATTATAGATAACAGATATAGCAAATATCGCAGCGCCTAAACAGGCAAGTATAGCTACAATATCAATCAAAGTCATTTTTGCGTCTTTTGAATAGCAGCAAGAACAGAAGTCGTAATAGATTTTACAGTGTTTTTATTATCTTTCACAACATAAACCATTTGTTCGGCGCAAATATCTTGAGGAAGTTGATTCTGATAAACTGCATCAAGATTTTTATACTGAACGACTTGAGTAATCATTTTTGATTTAGTTAAGTGAACTGTAGTAAGGCGCCAGAGCCCCTCCACTCATCTAGAGTACCACATTTTCAGGGCTGTGCCCGTTTAGTGTGCCAGTTCCACAAGTGGCACACCCACTATTCGTTATACCTAGATTACCACTTACCCTGTTGGATTAGGATTTGGCGAATCTGACTGTAAATAAACTTTTTGAGCTTCACATCGGTAGTTGAATCAAATGCGTGATACAATCTAGCAAGGTAATCATCTTGCGTTGGTAGATTGCCTACCGCACCTTTAGTTTCACCAATAGTTTGAAGTGGAGAGTTTGCTTTTACCCGATTTCTACCAAAGTTTCCAGATACTCGCCCAGTCGTTCTTAACTTTGGTTTAATCTTGGAAAGATTTGAATTAGTCATTTGTTAACAGGAGTGATGTTGATTTTCTCAAGAATCTGAATAGACAGTTCATTCAAAAGAATATCATCCATCTGTCCCATTCGGTCAATTAGAAACCTATCAATTACACTTACCAAAGTTTCAATAACTTCTTCATCAGTTTCAAGATACTTAATCGCATCCGCAGTTAGAGCATCAGCAAGTTTATGAATCGTAGCGTCAGAGAGTTGTTGAGTCATTGCTTTTTGAGGTTGTTGGATCAGTAATCATTTCAGTTATCCCACTCAGTCCAACATTTCCAATACTTCTCATCTTCCTCGATCATTTCTTCAACATTAAAAAGACTTACTGATTCTGGTTTTTTAAGATTAAATGACCCAATGATTTCCTTTGGAATAACATCACACAACCAATCACCAAATGATTCAGTGTCGTTAAGGTCGCTTTCTTTATGAGTTTCTGGATTGAACTTCACACAAAAAGTCACTTTGTATCCAGTTAAAAACTTTTCTGTTTTCTTGTATTCTTGAAGTTGTTTTTCAAGTTCAAGAATTTCTTTCTTAGATAGGTTGTTTAGATTAATCATACTATTTTAATGTGTGAATGTTTGTTGAATGATTGTCATTAAAGTGTCGGGCAACTCCAATGATAAGAAAGTAGTTGGTTGATTCCTCTAGAATAGCACATTTTGGAGCCCGTGCTCGTTTACTGTGCCGGTTCCAGAAGCGTCACATCATAATCCTGCCAGTGAGAGGTGAAGTAGTCATAATGCCCCTCAACATCTTGTTGTTCTAGTTTAACTTCTTTATCTCCTCGCTTACCCAACCAGTTATTCTCACTGATTAGATAAAACTCATAAGTCTCTTCATTCTCAAAATCTTTAACTACAAAGGATTGGTTAATCATAGTGGAAGTTTTTAACTACAAAGATATTATACAGAGATTTTAATGGATTTGACTGTCTTATGTGGCAGTTGAAGAAGTGTCTGTATTGTGGTGCTCATCACGATAGGGACCTTAATGCGGCAAAGAATATTCTTGCGGTAGGAAATACCGTCTATGCCTGTGGAGGTAATGTAAGACCAAAGGAAGTGAGTTCCAGAGGCAATTCCGTTGAAGCAGGAAACTTAAACTGTGAAGTTAAGTAATTTTCAATCGTAACGTTCTCCGTATTCACACCCAAGAAATAGTTGTAATATAAGAGTATTTACATACATCCACTTCAAATCCTCTTGTTCTCAACACCCCAACAATAGCAGTACCAAGTGGGGTCCATTCTCTGAAGTCATCAATATTGTTCATAGTAATCTCAAACTTCTCATTTTGAACTGCTATCTCAATATCTTCCATAATAAATTTGAAAAGTTGAGAGTTGCAAACAGTTTTGTTTCTTGCGTCTTGTGCGTACATTTTGTTTTAAACATTTAATGGGTCAATTCGATTGTGAAGAAAAACATAGTCATACCTCTCTCCGTATTCTTCACAGAGAGACTTTACATTATACTTTCTCATAAACCTACGGGACATTGCTTCTTCGGCAAGTTTGTAGATTTCATCGTAGTCTAGGTCTTTGCAAACTTCTTGTGAAAGAAACTTTGCGAGTTCAACAGGAACAACTCTAGTATGAGTTTCTAGACTTTGGACTTTTTTAAGTAGGTCATCACCAGTAAGCATTTCAAATCTCCTCAGTTTTTTCAAGAATGGATGATAGTCTATCGGAGACATTTTTTAGATTTAAATGCCAATGATAGTCCCCTTTAACAAATAGTCCTTTACTAATAAATCGAAGTTCAGAAATGCACTCTTGGATTTTTTCCTTTTCTGTGAGTTTCATAATAGTTCTTTGCGGTTACGAAGTCATCATAGCATCAGGCACACCGAGACTCAAGAGACAGTGTGCCGGTTCTTCAAGTGTCCAGTAGGGCCTTAAGTGTATCTTTATATTTCTTAAGTTCTTCTTCAAGTTCTTTAATCTTGAGGTCTTTATCATCTTGAGGTTCTTCTTTTTTCTCAAGAATGGTTCCAATTAAGTTAGTATACAGAAGGTTAGCACCCCTAAGGTTAGCACCCACAAGGTTAGCACCCCGAAGATTAGCACCCCTAAGGTAAGCACCCCTAAGTTCAGCACCCCTAAGGTAAGCACCCACAAGGTTAGCATCCTCAAGGTTAGCACCCACAAGGTAAGCACCCTCAAGGTTAGCACCCTCAAGGTTAGCACCCTCAAGGTTAGCACCCACAAGGTTAGCACCCCTAAGTTCAGCACCCTCAAGGTTAGCATCCTCAAGATTAGCACCGGGTTTGATTTCGTATCCGTTGATTTTCATTTGAAGTTCGTTTGGTAATGAAGTCATCATAGCATCAGGCACACCGAGACTCAAGAGACAGTGTGCCAGTTGTTCAGGTGTCTGTTTCATCCTCAAACTGAAATTTAGGTGGAATGTATTCTTTATCCCAATCAAATTCAGTCACAAGTTTTTCACAGTGAAATGGAAATAATTTAGGGGAATAAACGCAACCACCAGAAGAACTTATTTTATACTCAAAAACCCTGTAAGGTTCTGCTCTATCAAGAATGTGTGTAATTTCCGCCAAACTTTGATAAGTGCATACAAGTTCAGATAGAATAGAACCAGAACCACGAATTTGAATCGTGTAGAGCGTCATAATTCAGTGAGAAAGATAAAGAATATAGTCTAGAACATCTTGAATACCCTGTTCGGTAGTAATCAAGTTTGCGGGAACTTTAGATTGAAGATGAGTATTTGGAGTGTGAATCCAGTGCCTCATTAAAATCTCATCATTACCTCCATCCAATAAGTAAAGATGCTTAAAGATTTGAATAAACTTTAAATCATCATACCAATCAATTACTTGGAGTATTTCGCCTGCTTTTCCGGCAGACTTTTGAAGTAGGTGAGTTTCAGAAATCATACTTTAAATCCGTGTTTCTGTGCTTGAAGGATGATATTCCCATAAGAATGAGAAGTCAACTCAATGTCTCGGTCATTCAGAAAATCTTCCGCATCTTCTGCGATCATTTCTAGTTGTTCGTGCGTAAGCTGATTAAGATTAACTTCAGTCATTGTTCGTTTTCTGGTAATGGAATGGGGTATAATATAAGGAGGCACCGTAGGATGCCTCCAGGAGAGTATCAGAGAGCTGCTGCTTCTTCGGGGGTAAGGAAGTTGCTGAAAGGAGCTTTCACTTCTTCTAGACCATCCTCGGTGAGTTCATACTCATTGAGCTTGATAACATAATCAGTCTCAAGCATTTCCTTCATAATCGCATACTTATCAGGCTGCTCCGACATCACATCTTTGAGCAGAGAATCCAGTTCAGCACTATTCTCGTCAAGCTCAACAACTGGAGCAGGGCTAGAGCCAATCATACAACCTGCATCAAGTTTAATCTCTTTCAGAGTTTTCTTCACAGAGATTGGATTACCCAGCATTGAAGCATTGCTGCACTTATACATTAGCCACTTGCTTGCCGATTTTTTGATTATATAACCTAGCATTTTATGACCGTCATTGATTTGATATTCGCCTGCTTGAATACGGGGGAAAGTAAGAGTCATAATGAGAAAAGTTTAGAGTCAGTGCTTGATTGAACTTACAGTATAGCACCTTTGGAGGTGCTGCGGTGAGTATAGTGGACGGTTTCACAAGCGGCACACCCACTATTTGTTATTCATATGAATGAGTAGAAATACCTATTGACTACATCTATAAGAATGAGTATAATCCTTCTGTTGTTTCAAGGGTTGCTTTAGTCCTTTA